GACATCTACAAGAAGCAGCTCGAGCACGGGGACATACTTATCAAGGTTCTCGAGAAGCTAGATCACCTGGACGACGTGCCAGACCGCATTCGAGAAGTAGAGCTGACTCTCGCTAGACTTGCTTGGGTAGAGAAGATTGCTTACACCGGGCTAACAGCTTCGGTTGTAGCTTTGATTGGCTTGCTAATAAACTCGATAGGAAAATAATGACCGACTGGTATCCCAAAGTATCTGCAGTAATTGATAACGGGTTCGGTGGATCTCGAGCTGGTCGGAAAATAAACGGCGTAGTCATTCACCACGTAGCCGGAACTAACGGGCTTAGTTATGTTGCCAATACCAATGCTCGGAACTCTCATCCTACTTATCACATCGCTAATTCTGGAGCGGTTACTGGAATAGTCCATCCAGATCGTAGACCTTATTCAACCGCTGGAGAGCCAGACCCTAACGCTGTAACCTTCGAGATTGATAACTCTTCCGTCGGAGGAGACTGGCCAGTATCTACTGCTGCACTTGACGCACTTATTGACGTAATTGTTTACCACGCAAGCCAGTCCCCAAGAGCTGGTCAAGGCTTCGCTCTCAATGACAAGGCTAGAGTCCAGTCCGAGTTCTTTATTGCCTGGCACTCTCAATACAAGGCCACAGCTTGCCCGGGATCATTCCTAATGTCACAGCTTGACTACATCGTGAGCGAATGCAATAAGAGAGCTTCTGGTAAGCCGTCGGTTCCGTCGGTTCCGTCGGTCTCTACAAGTAAGCCTAGACTTGGCAAGTGGCTAAGAAGAGGATCTACTGGAGACAACGTTCGCTATCTTCAAGCAGCTCTCGGAGGACTAAAGGTCGATGGTATCTTTGGAGCTCTTACGGAAAAAGCAGTTAAGAAGTTCCAGAAAGAACAAAAGATTCAAATCGACGGCGTAGTTGGTTCTCAAACTTGGTCACGTCTCCCATAATCGAAAGGCAATAATGTTCAACTATTCACCAGAAACTCGCAAGGCAATCTACGGAGTTATAGCTTCGGTTGTTCCGCTTCTAGTAATCCTTGGTCTACTAAACGAAGAACTAGCACTACCAATCCTTGACGTAGTTGCAGCACTTCTAACCGTTGGCGGATCAGTTCTAGCAATCAAGAACGTCCCTACCAAGTAATGTCCTAACCGCTTACTAAAATAGCGGTCATGGAGATAACACAGAAAATCGAAGCCCTAAGAGCTGGAAGGTTCTTAGGCACGTTTGAGCATGGCTCTAAAGAATGGCACGAAGCCCGGAAGGGTATCGGCGGTTCTGACATCGCTTCCGTTATGGATCTAAACCCCTGGAAGTCTGCCTACACACTTTACTGTGAAAAGACCGGGCTAATCGATTCAAACATCGAACCATCTATGCCAATGAAACTTGGCACGGCATTCGAGCCAGTCATTAGGCAGCTATTCCAAGAAGCTAATTCAGATTGGCTAACCGTCCATGAGACCGGAACTTGGGCAAGCCTGGAAGACCCTAGAGCCGTAGCTAACGTAGACGGAATAATCGAGTGGAAGAACGGCAAGCTCTCCGTCCTCGAGATAAAGTTCACCAGGCAATATTGGGATGAGCTTCCAGAACACTATAACCTTCAAGTTCAGCATTACCTTTGGGTTCTAGGTCTGGACTCGGCTATGGTCGTAGCGGTCGCAGGAGGCGATTGGAAGGAGTTTGAGGTCGTTCGGGATGATTCCCTTATTGAGACCATGAAAACCCGTCTACGGGCGTTCTACGGCTTCCTAGACTCCAAGACAGCCCCAGACTACGACGGAAGTGAGTCTACCTATGAGACTGTTAGGGAGCTATCCGAAGGTATCGAGGAAGGCGAGCTGGAACTTGGATCTCTATATTCACATCTTCTCCAGGCAAAACTCGAGTTTGACCAATGGGATAAACAATTCAAGGCACACAAGTCCGCGGTGCTTGCATTCATGAACGGGACTAAGTATGGTCTGTTTCAAGGTGAAAAGGTTATCGCTTTACAAGCCCGTAACGGCAAGCCTTTCATCACATTCAAATAGGAGGAAAAATGGGTTTCGACCTAAGCAATTACGAACCAGTTTCAGAACGTATTCAGAAGTTCTGGAAGACATATCCCAACGGCCGTATCATCACAGAAATCAAACTAATCAATGAGCAAGAAGTTGTAGTTCAAGCTTCCGTGTTTACTGATCGCGAAGACCCTAGACCTGCAGCCGTAGATTGGGCACAGGAGACTCGAGGATCTAGCAACATCAATCGTTCTTCATTCCTGGAGAACTGTTCGACTTCGGCTATCGGTCGAGGACTTGCAACTTTAGGACTGTCAGCTTCTAAGAACCGTCCAAGTCGTGAAGAGATGATCAAGGCAACTCGAGACTCCCGGAACTACATCGAAGAGGCTTCGGAAGCTGCTGCGAACAATGACCTAGAAACTTTACGGGTTATTTACAGCACGGCACAAAAGTCACAAGTTGATAACGATGTTCTCGAAGCAATCAAAACTCTCGCAGATTCGCTAAAGGCCAAGTAAATTGGAAAGGGCTAGAAGCCACAGAAAACTTCTAGCCCGACGCGAAAGCGTCACCCAACCACGATGGGCATTGTAATTATAGCCCAGGAAGGCACAGAATGAGCCTAGAAGCCTTATCAGCGGTGTTGCACCACTCTCATAGCACTGGCACATCTAGAGCCCTCATGGTCGCTCTGGCATGGCACTTAGGAGATGACCCGGAAGAGGGTTGTTATCCTTCACAAACTCGCCTGGCTAAATTAGCTGGGTGCTCCGTTAGACAAGTTCAACGCAATCTCCAGAAGCTAGTCGAGCTAGGGGAAATTGAAATGTCGCAGCATGACGGAATCGGGTATCGCTTCGACCGAATCACAAATCGATACTGGATCACTATTGACTGTTCCGAGGGTTGTGACGGTAGTTTGAGTCATAATCTACGGGGTGTCAAAAAAGGCAAAACGGGACGGCGTTTAAGACTAGTCGGGGTGTCACCCACGACGTCACGGGACGGCGTAGATGTCGCGTTAAAGTTAACTAATAATTAACTTAAACTTAAAAGAACACTAGAAGGGAAAAACACAGAATGGCACAAGTAACAATCTATGCAAAAGTAGCCGAGGTAGTAAACGAAGGTTATCCAAGACTTAGAGTCTGGGAGACTTACGACTTCAAGGGCGAACCACGCAATCGACTATGGACGGCTTGGTTAGATATACCTTGCAGCCTAAAGAAGGAAGACGAAGTAAAAATCTCCGGCCACCTAAGCACTAAGGTCGGAACTTACAACAAGCCCGGTCAGGAAACTAAGCAGGTAGTCGAGCACTCTTTGAATAACTGTGAAGTCGAGCTAATCAGGGCTGCAGAACAAAAGACTCCAATACAGGAGATCCAAAGCATTCTTGCCCCAGGAGAACCTGCAGGGTTACCGTTCTAAATGTTCCAACTGTTCGTTGCAGGAGAACCTAGACCCCAAGGGTCGAAGAAGGCATTCTCTCGAGGAGCTCACATAGTCCTAGTAGAAGCTAACAAGGATCTCCCTGCCTGGCGAGCGACCATGAAGCGAATGTTTGAACTCAAGATGATGGAGCTTGATTCTCAATTCGTAACGGCCGTCTCGGTCTCAATACAGTTCTGGCTTACTAGACCTAAATCAGTAACCAGGCAGTATGCAACGGGAACTTATGACATCGACAAACTAACCAGGGGAGTTTTGGACTCTCTGGAATCTGCCGGGGTAATCAAGAATGACAACCTAGTTGTGGATCTAACAGTCCGAAAGACTTATGCAGATACGCATGAATCAGGTGTTCAAGTAACGATAATTCCTTTTGATAACGATTCCATAACGGCTGGCGTGTCGGAACTCGACCGAAAGCGTAAAGGCTACGTTTAGAGTATGAAAATACTATTCCTCGATCTAGAGACTTCGCCGAACCTGGCGCACGTATGGGGACTCTGGGATCAGAACATAGCAATCACACAGATAGAGCGTTCCACAGAAGTAATTTGCTGGGGAGCTCGATGGCTTGGAAGTGATAAAGTAATCTTCAAGTCAGTTCATCATCATGGTAAAAAGGCCATGCTTGACGAACTCCACCGGATCATGGACGAAGCGGACGTCCTCATAGGTTGGAATTCTGCAGCCTTTGACTCTAAACACATCAAAAGAGAGTTCATCGAGAACGGCTATCTACCACCTAGCCCCTGGATCGAACTAGATCTAATGCGAACGGTAAAGTCGCAATTCAAATTCCCATCTAACAAGCTCGACTACGTAGCCCAAAAGCTAGGCGTCGGAGCTAAGGTGCAACACTCGGGATTCCAGTTATGGCTTGACTGCATGGCCGGTATCCCTAAAGCCTGGAAGATGATGAAGGAATACCAGATACAGGACGTCAATCTCCTAATTGACCTTTACTACATCTTGTTACCTTGGATAAGAAACCATCCACATCTAGGGGTAGCAAATGGAGAGCAGCTTAGTTGCCGTAACTGTGCGAGCGAGAACCTAATCAAGTATGGCTATCGATACACACAGCTTGGAAAGTATCAGCGCTATCTCTGCCAGGACTGCGGATTCAGCCTAAAAGGCGAGACAATCCTCACAGCTAGGCGATCATAACAATTAGATAACGAAACGATTGAAATGATTGACAACCCAACTACAGGAATAAAATTGAACCACCACTACACAGGAAGGAAACACATGAAATACCTACTAGAAGGATTCATGGCCTTAGCGTTTACATTCGCTATGGGTTACATCTCCTACGAAACCAAAGATGTCTGGCCGCTAATCGGTGCCATCTTTGTTGGAGCTCTTTACTTGATCGCAGACTGGTCGGACTAATGGCCGGAAAGATAACAGACGAAGAACGCAACGCCATTATGTTTGAAGCGATGAAGTTATTGCTGGATGACAACCTGGTATGGAGTGCAGACTTCGAGGAGATTCGCCCGGCACTCGGATCGCTATTCCTAAGAGCCATGTCAGTTCCAGAACTGGCGCAATTACTAACCACGCTAGCAGTAAGGATAATCAAAACTCATGGATAACGAAGAACGCGAAAGACTATCGAGCGAAGCAATCGAGAACATCAAGAAGTTAGTTCCTAACTATGACTCCCTTATGGACAACTTCAAGACAATGCTCGTTACTCGAGAGATGGAACAATACAACAAAGGCTGGGCAGGAGCTTACAAACACCTAAAGGATGAAATAGTAAAGAACATCGTGAGCGATGGAACTATCTCGACCAACGTGGATGTGAACCACCTGGAAAGAATCGTTAGGATCATCGAGGAAACTAAGTGACTAGCGAATGTCTATATTGCAACGAGGTATACGACTTGAAAGACCATTACGTTTGCCCGAATTGTGCAGTAAACACAGACACCAAAGCAATCACCGTAATCGTTAGTGATAAGGAGGAAGAATGAAGACACAATACACCAAAGGCTTTCAAGCTGGTATTGACTATGCAAGGAAGCAGCTACTCGAGTTCCTAAACGCTCACCACGATCTAGGGGACATTCTAACATTCGAGGAGATAATTGAAGAAGTAAATAAATGGGAAACCACAGACCTAGAAACATTGAGAGGATTAGCAGATGGCAGACTGGCACGATACGACAGCGTGGAGGAATGCAAGGGCTTATGCGAAGACTGTTTTGGAACCGATCTGTGTATCGTGTGCGAAGGAGCTAATAAATGAAGACTGGACAATCGACCACATCGTTCCACCCGGCAACGGGGAACCCAATCATGACATCAACAACTTACAATCGCTCTGTAGATCCTGTAACGGACGAAAGCAAGACCGGGTGCTCCAGCGAATCACCTGGAGGAATCCTCGGTTCTAGGGGTAAGGGTAAAGGGGTATGGCATAGGCTAGCCCTGGTAATCAATACCCTTCTACCTTTATGGATGAGACCAATCAAATCCAAGAGAGCTCATAGACGGGCATACCTGGGGATACGTCATCGTATCTTCACGTATCGAATGCTATGGAGAAGCCATTGGAAGAATGCAATACTAAGAAAGCTGGGCTTGAAATGACCTACCCAGTTTTTTCTGCGAGTTACGTTTCACCCCACGCTTCTCCTGGGATTTACGCAGAACAGTCAAATTATCCGGAAGGTTGCAACTAATGATCACTGAATCAATTCAGAACTGGCTTGAAACGCTGGAACTAAACCTTGAACAAAAAGTGTTATCGGGTTTATGCCTACGTCTGGCGCAGTCTTTCGACCAACAAGCCAACACATCGACGGCAGCGGAACTTCGCAAGACCGTCCTCGAGCTTCAACGATCTCTCGGTGCCTCTTCCGCAGAGATTGATCCACTGGAGAAGTTACTCACTCGCTAATGCTCCAGCTCCCGACTACTTTCACGCCTCCTCTATCGGATGACTTCATAACCGACGGGGATAAGCTCATCGAGTTTGCAAAGATCGCGTGGAGTAGCCCGGAGAGTCCCGATGGCCTAGAACTTGACGAATGGCAGAAGTGGTTGCTCCGAGCAATCCTTGAACGCTATCCGGCAGACCATCCAACCTACCCAAACAGACTCCGGTATCGCCAGGTAGTAATCAGCGTTGGACGCCAGAACGGTAAGTCACTTATCGCAGCCATGCTAGGACTTTATGGCTTGCTACTTCACGAAGTCGGGCCACAGTGTATATCCCTAGCCTCGAGCACGGATCAGGCCAACATCGTTTACAACCGCGTTCTCTATGTCATCAATAGCAACCCGTTTCTAAAAAAGCGATTCAAGCGAGCTACAGAAACTCGAGGAATAGTAACATCGGACGGAGGAGGACGTTACGACGTAAAGGCTGCAAAGGAAGCAGCTCTGCAAGGTATCCCGATTAGCTTCTGTCTATTCGACGAGCTTCACCTGGCTAAAGAAGGAATGTGGTCAGCAGCCGTTCTTGGAACCTCACAGCGTAAAGATGGAATCGTAGTTGGAATCACAACCGCAGGAGATCAGAATTCTAAGACTTTGATAGATTTATACAAGTCAGGAAAAGCAGCTTCTAATGGCGCAGCCGATCTAGAACGTTTTGGCTTCTTCCTTTGGGAAGCTCCGGAGAACTCTAAGGTGGATGACCCGAAGGCAATCATGGCAGCTAACCCATCCGTTGCTGCAGGTCGAATTGAAATGGAACAAGTTATCTCGGACTTGAAAACAATCCCGGAACACGAAGCTAGAAGATACCGACTAAATCAATTCATCGCAGGATCTACGAACTCATGGTTGCCCGGAGACATCTTCCGAGCTGCAACTGGTCGAGGAGTTACAAACCTAACCGGAGGAGTCTTCGCCGTAGACATAACTACGAACTGGGGACACGGAACGATAGCTTATGCCAACGACATCGAGGACGTTCACGAAACAGAATTGGTTATGTCTTTAGTCAGTCCTACCGAACAACAACTCTTCAATGAGCTAACATCGCTTTATAGTAAACACAGCCCGCGAGCGATAGTGCTAGATGATCGCCAGTTACCCGGTCTAGCTAAGAGACTAAAAAACTCTGGGCTTCCGGTCTGGACACTATGGGCTAAAGAAGTCTCGTCAGCATGCTCGACTGTCTTTGCTATGTTTAGCACTGGCCTCGTTAGGCATAACAGCGATCCCCTCCTGGTCGCTCAAATGCCTAACGGGGTTGCTAAATACTCCGGTGAGAGTTGGTTCATTAGTCGCAAAGAATCACTCGGAGACATCGACGCAGTAATGGCAACCGTGTTAGCACTTTACGTTTCATCACGCGCACCACACGCAACAATAGGCGTGTTCTAGTCGGTGGTCTGTGGTATCCTTGACTCCAAATGGCAACTATTCTTGACAGGCTCTTAGGACGCAAGCCAGAAGTTCGTGCAGTCCAGCCAACCGTCCCAACCAGACAACCTTCTATTGTCACGCCTAACACAGCCCTAAGTCTTACAGCCGTGTATCGTGCTATTCAAATCATCGGAACTCCGATTAGCAAGATGACAATAAACACTTACCGATTCGCCACTGGTGTCGAGCTCAAAGTTGAGAACCCAGTCTTAGTCAATAATCCTTCACTGGATCAGAACCGCAGAGACTTCCTATTCCAAACCGTCGTAGATCTAGCTCTCCAGGGCAACGCTTACTGGTATAAGCAATACTCTTCTAACGGTCAGGTAAACAACCTAACGATTCTTCCGGCTGCTTCGGTAATGCCTAGCTATCCAAAGATGACCGATGGCACAATCGACTATTCTACAATCGTTTACGACTACATGGGTAAGCGTTACACAAAGCGAGAGATTGAGCACCTAAGAGTCTTTAGCCAGTCTGGTCAGCTTGTTGGAGTTAGCCCAATTGCTTCATGCTACAAGGACATCAGTGCAGCTCTCGATCTACGCGACTACGCTTTGAATTGGTTTACCGCTGCAGGAGTTCCAACTGGAGTTCTGAAGACTAACCAGATGTTGAACAAGGCCGAAGCGGATGAAGTGACTAACAACTGGCACAACAAACAGCAGAACCGTCAAGTTGCAGTTCTAGCTAATGGCTTTGATTACCAGCAGATTGCTCTCTCACCTAGAGACGCACTATTCACCGAAGTTCAGGATCAGCAGACACAAGCAATCGCCAGGCTGTTTGGTATTCCTCCAAGACTGCTGATTACTTCCGTTCCAGGATCATCCGACACTTACACAAACTTGCAGGACGAGAACCAAGTATTCTTCCGTCACACTTTGATGGCTTACACAGACGCAATCACAGACGCTCTTAGCAACTGTCTACCTAGAGGCACGAGAGTCGAATTTGACTTCGAGCACTTATTTAAGGCAGATGTCGCAGCACGTTACAACTACTACCAGACAGCTATCGCAGCAGGTATCCTGACCGCGGAAGAAGTCAGAACGAAAGAAGGACTAGATGTCTGAAATGATTACACGCGAGTTTCAAGCTCGCTTAGTTGAGAACGAAGAGAGAACTATTGTTGGTCTCGCAGTTCCCTACGGTCAAGAGATCGAGCTAAATGGAAACACCAAAGAACGTTTTGAGGCTGGAGCTATTCAGACCATCGAGGATGTCAAATTGTTCTACGGCCACGAAGAGCCAATCGGTAAAGTTGTCGAAGGACGCGACACCGAAGCTGGCTTTGAAATCGTTGCTAAGATCAGCGATACCCCACGCGGAAACGAAATTTACACATTACTACAGGACGATGTCCTAAACCGATTCTCGGTTGGCTTCTACCCGGTCAAAGACCGCAAGGAAGGTCAAACGATAGTAAGGGAAGAGGTAACTTTGCTGGAAGTCAGCGTAGTCCCGTTCCCGGCCTTTAGTGGCGCAAAAATAACCGAAGTCCGTAGCGAATCCGAAGCCGAAGAGGTTGAAGAGATCGTGGAGACTCCTAATGAAACAGAAAGTGAAACAATGGAAAACATTGAACTTGACGTTCGCACCGTTCAGGACGAGGTTGCAGAATTGCGCCGAGTTATCGAAGCAGGTCAGGCCGTCGAAATCGCAACACCAGCTACACACAAATTCCGCTCACAGGGCGAGTTTGCAAAGGGTCTTCTAGCTGGAGACGAAGACGCAAAGGCTCTAGCCCGCGCAGCTTCAACATCCGCAGACGCAGCTATCCTTCCTCCGTTCGTTGGATACCTAGACACTCTAATCAACAACAACCGTCCGACCTTATCCGCGTTCACCCGTGGAGCACTACCAACAAGCGGACTAGCAGTTGAATACATTCAGATTGACAGCAACACTCTTGCAGTTGGAGAGCAAAGCCCAGAGAACGAAGCACTATCCTTCGGTAACTTGAGCTTTGAAGTTATGTCTGCAGACGTAAAGACCTACGGTGGATACACATCCTTCTCACGTCAATACGTAGAGCGCGCAACCATCAACACTCTAGATCAGGTATTCCAGGGTCTAACTGTTGCTTATGCTAACGCAAGCAACAAGGTAGTAGTGGACGCAATTTCAGCTCTTAGCTTTGCTGGTAAGACCTTCCAAGCAAACACCAACGCGTCTACAGTCGCTAAGGGTATTGCAGAAGGTTCCGCTTACATCTTCGAGGCTACTGGACTACGTCCAAACGTTATCGTCGCTGGTGTAACCGCTTACGTTAACCTAGTTTCAATCGGCGCAACCGATGGAAGATTGAACTTCGCAACTACTGGAGACAACTTCAACATGGTAGGCAACGCAAACATCCCAGGACTGTCTGGCTCATTGTTCGGTCTTCCGATCATTGTAGATCCACAGCTAAACGATGTTTACTGTTTCCTAGCTAACTCCGCTGCAGTTACTTCATGGGAGTCTGCTGGTTCACCAGTTCGTCTATCCCAGGGTGACGTGACCACATTGGAAGACTCAGTTTCTGTTTACGGTTACATGGCCGTTGCAGTTCAGCGTCCAGGTGCAATCGTTTCACTAGACACCGTAGCGTAATAGGTCTATAAATGGCTGTGACGTTGGAAGAGTTCCAGGCTTACGTCGGGACGGATGAGACTGTATTCCCCCAGGAATGTCTTACCGCCGGACTTGCTTTAGTGACCAAGTATGTTGGTGCAGTAACTACCGTTCCGGTATCGTTGCACGATCAGGCTGTCCTAATAACTAGCTCGGAGCTCTTCCATCGTCGTTCCGCTCCTAATGGAGTTGCTCAATTCGCAAGCTTCGATGGTGCTCCCATCCGAGTTGCCAAGGATCCAATGAACGCGGTTTATCCGTTGCTTCAAAGATACGTAGGCTATGCAGTATGAGCGAGATCAACGCGTCTAAAGTCGAGTTCAAGCTCGAACTAGCGGACGCAGGGTTGAATGTTTTGGAATACATTCCAGAACGAATAACTCCTCCAATAGTCATCATCAACTCCGCGCAACCTTACTTGCAAACAGCACAGTTCGGCGAATGGAGTTTAGGACTCGAAGTAGTTTTGGTAGCTTCTACCGCAACTAACAAGAAGGCAACGGAAAACCTAGACCAGCTCATCGAGGATGTTCTAAACGCAATCGAACCATTGAAATACGTTCGGATAACTTCGGTAAACCAGCCTTACAATCTACAAACAAATAACGCCGAGTATTTAGCAACGAATTTATTCGTCCAGCTAGACATCACACTTTAGAAAGGTAGCCTAATGGCCGCTTCAACAAGAATCAAAGCACAAAACATTATCTTTAAGATCGGAACAACTGACTACGCTTGCGACGCAAACATGGTTGAGCTAACACTAGGCGATGCGCCTGGGGACGTTCAAACCTTCTGCGAGGTAAGAGTTGGTGGAGAATGGGCACTTCAACTAGACGGAATCACATCTGGCGAAGACACAAGTCTTTACCGCGTTCTATGGGACAACTACGGCACCGAGGTTGCATTCGTAATTGCTCCTAACGGCAACGCGACTCCAACCGCAGACACTCCTCACTACGAAGGTGTTGCAGTATTCAACGAGCTTCCACCTCTAAGCCTAAACAGCAACGAGACAGCTTTGTTCTCCGTAACCCTTAGAGTCAAGAACACTCCTCACGATCCAGCTACCAACAAATACTTCGGAGTAGAGATCGTAACAGCAGCCTAATCATGGCTTCGTCCGGGATTAAGGTCGCTGGTCTAAATCAGGCCGTGCGAGCTCTTCGAGCTATTGGGGTTCCTTCTTCTGAAATTGGAGAGGCTTCTCAAGAAGCAGGAGAGCTTGTAGCTAACACAGCGCGATCCTTAGTTCCGGTCAAGACTGGAGCACTTCGGGCAACTATCAAAGCTAAAAAGATAGCTAGAAAAGTTGTAGTTAGCGCTGGTAACAACACAAAGGTTCCTTACGCTAATCCAATCCACTTCGGTTGGAACTATGACAAGAAGAACTTGCAAGCGAAGAACATTAGACCAAGGCCGTTCTTTAGTAATGCTTTACAAAGGACGAGAACACAGGTTTATCAAACATTCTTTGCTAGCATGGAAAAGCTGTTTCAAAAGTATTCAAACCGCAACCCATAGGAGAACACAGAATGAACAAGTTTGATTTCGAGAGTCTGACTCTAGAAGAAGTAGAACTAATCGAGAACTTGACGAACTCGAGTATCGACCAAGCGTTTCAAGATGGCAAGCCTAAAGGCAAAGCCTTATCCGCTTTCGTTTGGGTAGTCCTTAAAAGGAGTAACCCTAACTACAAGATGGAAGACGCTAAGAAGATTAGCTTGAAAGAAGCACTTGAGATGATCAAGGGTGACGAAGAAAAAAAAGAATAAAAGAGCTATCCGCTAAAAGAATGGCGGAGTTTTGTCGGACGTTCAACATTAGTCCGTCGGAATACAAAGCTCTCAAATTGAGTGAGTATTTAGCATTCATCAAGACTTTACAAAGGGATTAACATGGCCGGAACTTTAGCTCTAAACGTAGAGATTCTAGGAGAGTTTCAAAAACTTACCGCAGCGACTAAAGGCGCGGAAGGTAGTCTTCAAGGACTAAATAAAACGGCTGCAGGTATCTCTCAAGGATTCAACAAAGCTCTCGGAGCTATTGGTGTTGGATTCTCTCTAAACTTCCTTAAGAACGAGCTCGAGCAAGCTTCAAAGGCTGCCATCGAGGACGTAAAGTCTCAAGAACTTCTATCTATTGCTATGTTGAACACAGGCAACGCAACCGAAGCAACAGTCAAACAAGCAGAAGATTCCATCAAGAAGATGCAACTTCAATCTGCCGTAGCCGACGATCTATTACGTCCTGCATTCCAGAAGCTCTTCATCTCTACTAACTCCGTTACCGAATCAAACAGGCTTCTTCAGATAGCTCTAGATACTTCCGCTGCAACTGGTAAAGACTTAGACACAGTAACGCAAGCTATGGCTAAATCCCTCGAGGGTTCAGACACAGCTCTAAACAAGTTGGTTCCATCCCTAGCCGGGGTCGAGGATCCAATGAGCCAGCTTGAGGCCACTTTCAAAGGCGCAGCAGAAGCAGCAGCAGACTTAGATCCATACCAAAGAATGAACATCGTATTCGGTGAGATTCAAGAACAAATCGGTATGGCCTTGCTTCCATTACTACAGGACTTCTCCACTTGGCTAGCCACTCCAGAAGGTCAAGAAAAACTTCAAGGCGTGGTGGATGGAATCGTAGACATCATCGAGCATTTAGTTGAGCTTGTCGCTTGGGTAGATGACAATCAAGATTGGTTAGTTCCGATGGTTGTAGCAATCGGTGGAGTCACCACAGCTTGGAACGTTGCAACCGCAGCCGTTAATACATTCAAGACCGCAGCAGGAATAGCCACAGCCGTCGGAGTTGCAGGAGCAGCATCAGTTACTGTTCTAGGAACTGCCGGGGCTGGAGCCGCTTTAGGTGGATACATGCAAGGTCAAACTCTCGGACAGACCGCAGACATCTACACAGGTGGCAGAAGATACGAAGACGGTGGAGGATTATTCGGGGACGCGTTCCAGCAGAACAACACAAACATCATCAATGTTAATACTGGCGCGACGGCTCAACAAATAGCGGACGCACTCAATAGGGCTAACAGAGCAAGCGGAACAAATCTAATCAGGGCTAGATAAATCCAATGATCTCTAATTTTCAAATTCAGAACAATCTAAAGGTCGAGTTTTTAGTTCCAGATTCGGATGGAAACTCTTTCATTCTTGGAATCAGCACATTAGACAGCACCGACGTTCTTGGTGGATTCGGTGAGTTTGTTCTCGGGGTTTCATTACTTGGTGGAGACGATGTTCTGGCTCCTAGCTCCGGGCTAAAGTGGCAAGAAGTAACTTGTTCAACAGCTCGAGCAAACATTTCTATCGGTGGAACCCTAGAAGATTCAATTAACTTCCAACCAACTCCGGCCACAGCGGAACTGACTCTTCAAAGCTACGATCTAGATCCAACGAATAACAAGAACATCCGAGCTTCTACCAAGATTCGAGTTCGCCTCGAGAGCCAGCAGATTGACCGGGTTATCTTTCAAGGATACATAGACACAATCGATGTAACATACTTCCCGGATGGCCCGAACGTTATTGAGATTCTAGCGTTCGACGCTTACAAGTCTTTGGTAAACTCTCGCTTTGCAGTTTGGGATACTACTTCGTTTGGAACTCACATCCACGTAGACGAAACTTGGGAGCTTATCGGTATCTTTAGCGGTCTAGGATTATCGCCCGAGTCTTATCATGTGGGAGGTGTAATGCCAGTCCAAAACGAAACTAACGTTCTAGTCAGCTCAATAGTCAATGACGCTCTTACAGTTGGAAACGGTTTAGTTTGGCTAGACCAAGACACAGAAGAACTTGTAGTTATTCATCGCACCGGAGTTCAAACTCCAACTCCAACCACTTACGTAATTGGAAACAATCACGGAGACGATTATCACTTATGCATGAGCGAGATAAATGTCTTTTCGGACGCGGACGCTGTCTATAACTCCCTAACGGTCTCTTTGACTTCTGATCCACTTACTTACGTAGTCCGTAAGGATCAAGACTCTATCGATCTATACGGCGAAGCAGCTATTGACATAGCAATAAATACCACAACCGCAGCACAACTGAACAACTGGGCAGATCGCGTATTCAACCACCGATCAGCTAACCAAGTAAACCAAGTAGTCACCCCGGCTAAAGACAGGCTAGGCAACCTAACAGACGCAGCGGTGTTTACACCGGGAATGACAGTAGGTGTCAGCTATACTAATAGTCAGCTCGACATCGTGGGATACTACACTATAATCAAGGTCTCTCATCGCATAGATGTAGATAATTGGTTCACAACCCTCGAACTATGGAAGGAAGCCTAGTGGCTTACAAAGTATTTACAAACGGAAGCGTTCTCCAAGCCTCCGAGATCAACGACAACCTTATGCGCCAAAGCGTAATGGTGTTCTCTAACGCAGCAGCTCGAAGCGCAGCAATCACCGTTCCACTAGAGGGAATGCTTACCTGGCTTGAAGATACCAACCAATACGAAAACTACAACGGTTCAGCTTGGGTTCAGACAATTACTCCTTCGGGTTATAGCCTCATTAAGACACAGGCAATCGGAACTAGCGTTACAGCGGTTACTGTTACCGGAGCATTTAGCTCGACCTACGACGCCTACCAAATTGTAGTAGCTGGTGGAGTCGGTTCAACTTCTTCGGCGTTGAAATTGCAATTCGGATCGACGACCGCTAACTACCGTTGGGGCTTGGTTTACCAAATTTATACTTCAGGCGGAACTGTTTCTGGAACCGCTTCTAACAGTGCTAATGGAATTGACTTCGTTGGTTCTGTTACAACTAACAAAGTGAACGCATTTATTACTGTTACGGATCCTTTCGCAACTAGGATTACAAGTGCTACGGCTACTTACCTTAGAGCTGATGAAGGTGGAACAGTAACAGGATTATTGAACGACAACACCTCCTATACAGCCTTTACTCTTTCGACACTAGGAGGTTCCATGACTGGTGGAACTGTTTATGTTTACGGACTAAGGAAGGCTTGAGAATGTCTGAAAAACTTTTTATTCAAATTGACGATGAGGTTCGTGAGATGACTTCGGAAGAAAAGAAAGCTCACCTTGAGCAGGTGTCTTTGTTTGAAGCTCAAGAAGCCGAAAGAAAAGACAAACAAGAAGCTCGAGAATCTGCACTTGCTAAGTTAGCTAAACTTGGATTAACAGAAGAAGAAATAGCTTCGTTGTAACATGGCCGAGGAAAAAACAAGCTCGGTTCGCATTACTCAAGGGGACATCTACAAGAAGCAGCTCGAGCACGGGGACATACTTATCAAGGTTCTCGAGAAGCTAGATCACCTGGACGACGTGCCAGACCGCATTCGAGAAGTAG